AAGATACGGCAGTTCTCGCAAACCTTACGCCCGAACCCTCTACCGCCGTTATTGCTTTCTACTACGCATTCTTCCACTTCAAAGCGCGTTAGCCTTCGGGCTGTCTCGCTCTCTGTCGTTTCCATTGGGGCTTGGGTGTAATAAACGTCAAGAATAAAGTTACCTATTTCCGTTTCCACGTATATAATGCAGCAAAGGAAGTCCGCGCCCGTGTCCGCCGTGTCTATATACGCCTTTACCTTCCGCTTCCTTGTTATCGGTACTGCTTCGTAGGTAGTGAAGCCGCGTTCGTACATAAGTCCTGCAATCGGTCTGGGGTTCTGCATGTACTGCGTATCGAAGACAAAGCTATTTTTGTCGCGTAGGGCGTGTAGTTCCTCTAAGGTGTGCTTAAACGCCCAAAGCGGTTGTTCGTTGCCCTGTTCGTCGTACTCAATAGCTGGCAAACTCAATACTTCCCATTCTTCGGGTTCAAGCCGCATAAGGTAGCCGCAAAGGTCTTCTTCGTCCAGACGCTGCATAATAATAATTATCGGGGTCTTTCGGCTGTTTACGCGGTTTCTGATGGTGGTCTCGAACTTTTGGTTTACCTTCTCGCGTACCGTCTCGCTTCGCGCGTCATCGGGCTTAATAGGGTCGTCTATCACTATCGCGCCGCCAAACGTGCCGTCGCTGACGCTGGCTAACTCTTCCACTTCTGCGGCTAACTCGTCTTCCTCTTCCTTTTCCTCGTCCACGATGCCAGCTCCGAAGCCTGTTACCTGTCCTGCTGAACTGACGGCGTAAAGTCCGCCGCCTTCCGTAGTGAACCATTTGCGTGTGTTCACGCTGGTCGGCTTCGTGCCGGGAAACAAACGCCTATAACTGTCTTCGCGTAAAATCTCCTGTACGCCCCTGCTGTTGTCTCGCGCCAAATCATCACTATATGACAGGTGTATAAACTTCGCCTTCGGGTTAATGGCTAACCCCATAGCGATAAAGTTCTTTACGGCTAACTCTGTCTTTCCGTAGCGTGGGGCGATATTGATAATAAGGCGCGTACACTCGCCACTTAATACCCTGTCGAGTGCCTTTGCTATCGCTATATGGTGTTTGCCTATAACAAACTTACGCTTAAACTTCTGCTTAAAAAAGTAGCGCGTGAAGTTTAGCGTACCCTGTAGCGTCCACGTCTTAATAATATCTATATCCCTGTACCCTTCCATTTAATAGTCCTTTTCTAATTCGCCTAACAGCTCCCGTGCTTCGTCTTTGGTAAGCGTCCGCGCTGGTATTAGGTCGCTGCCATCCGCGCCTGTATGTTCTACGCGCTGAATGGCTTTGCCGTAAAGCTTTTCGGAGATTCTGTCTATAGTGCTGGTCTTTCCTGCGTTCATATCCGCAATAATAGCCCGTACGTAGGTCTTTGCAAGTGCCGGGGTCGTTTCCTCTGCTGCTAACGCCTTCAATTCTGACAAATCCGCAGTAAGGAGTAGTTCGTACCACTCCGTTACTTCTGTCGCGCTTATTCCGTAGAATTTCTTTGCGCCAGCCTTACCCATAATCTTTACGCGAAATTCGGAAACGCGGCTTTTGGGTCTTCCCTTCGGGTTGCCGCTTTCTCCTTTCTTCCACGCTGGGCGTAAATTCTGCACGTTTGCCATATCGGTGTTAATTCGTATTTTCTTCGGTGTTACTTGGCTTCCGTCTTGAAGTTGCCTAAGTGTTCCGCCTTCTCTCCTGTCAATTCCTCGTAACGCTTGCAAATAACGTCAATATAGGCAGGGTCTAACTCTACCATATAACAAGCGCGTCCTAACTGCTCCGCCGCCATCATTGTACTGCCACTTCCCCCGAACGGGTCTAACACTACTTCGCTGGGGCGTGTGCTGTTCTTAATAAGTCTTCCCATAAGCTTCAGCGGCTTCATGGTGGGGTGGTCTGCACTTCTTAACGGCTTGTCTTCGTGTATGTCGGTAGTAGGTAGGCTAAGAACCTTTGTAAGCAAGTCCTTAAGCTCCTGCTTCGTTAGCGCGTTTAGATCGAGGGCTTCGTCTTCCGTTATCGTAATCAGGTCGCGCCGGGCTACAAAGTAATGCGACGCGCCGGGCTTCCAACCGTATAGGCAGGGTTCGTGTTTCCATTGGTAGTCCTGCCTTCCTAATACTATATTGTTCTTTACCCAAATAAGTATTTGCTTAAGCTCCCAGCCTACGCGCTGAACTGCAAGCTTGAAGTTCAAGCCTTCCGTTCCTGCGTGCCAAATGTAGAACGCGCCGCCGGGCTTAAGGTACGGGTTCGCGTTGTTGAAGGCTGCAAACAGAAAATCTTGGAAAGCTGAACCTTCCATTTTGTCGTTAGCTATATCCTTCTGAACTCTGTTACCTTTGTCGGCTGCGTTTAGTGCTTCGTTCTTGCTGCTGTAGTCCACGTTATAGGGTGGGTCGGTTAGCAACAAGTCCGCTTTTTGGTCGCCCATGAGTATCTGCAAAACTTCGGGTTCTGTGCTGTCGCCGCAAATTAGGCGATGTCTTCCCAATCGGTAAATATCGCCTTCCTGTGCCTTCGGCTTTCCCGTGACGCTGGCAGGGTTAAAGTTATCTTCCTCTGCTTCGTCTTCCTTAACGTCGCCTTCCATTGGTGGCAAATCTATTGCACACCGTTCCAGCTCATCCCTATCCCAAAGGTTTGCAAGCTCTTCGTAGTTCCATTCGCCGTAGTTGTTATTATCCTTCAACGCTTCGCGTCTTAGTTTGTCTTTAGGCGTGTCTTGCGGTATAATCTTACATGGTACGTCTTTGTAGCCTAATTCCTTTACGGCTCTGTAACGCATGTTTCCGCCAATTACTACGTATTTCCCTTCGTAGAAGTAAACAAGCAATTCGCGCAAAGATAGCATTTCGGGGTCTTCCTCTATACTTTCTTTGAGCTTCTTATATTTGGTTACGTTAATGGTTCGGGGGTTCGCTGGTACTTCCGGAATTTGCCCCTTATTCGGTACAAGTTGCAACAAAGGTATAATTACGCTTTGCTGCAGCTGCTTGGGGTCTATTGCCTTTGTGCCTTTCTTCTCTGCTGCCATACTACGCCCGTGTTAAAATGGTAAATCGTCGTTGGAAAAATCCCAGCCGCCGCTGTCGCCGCCGCTGTTGCTTCCGCCGTCGCCGTCTGCCTTCATTACGATGCCGCCTAAGAATGTGGCTTTTGCCAAAGCTGCTACCGAAATAACTACGGTAGCTACTGCTGCCAATAATCTAAGTGCTTCCATTATCCTGCCTGTTTTAATCGTTAAACTTCTGTTTTGTTATGACATCCCAAAGTTCGTGATGCCGTATATCCTTGTTAATCGTTCCGAAACGCTCCATAACCTTGCTAAAGCAATCATCGTAGAAGTCGTAAAGCTGTGGGTTCTCTTCTATCGTGAACTGCTCCACGTTTCCGCTGCTGCGAAGGTTTGCCGAGCCGTGTATTACTATCTTCTGCCCGTCGTGCGTCTCAAACTGAACTATTTTAGTGTGTATTCCTGCTATTGCAAGCTGGAAGCGGTTGTTTACGTCCAGCTTCTTTCGCAAATAGGGTATAAGCTGGTACTTCTCGTTAGCGTAGAAGTAAATGCTTAGTAGCATGTCTATCCTGTCTATATACCCTTTATCCATTAAACGGGCAAAGGCTTCGATATTCTTTTGGTTTAGCGAAAGCGTACTTACTAACATCCTACTAACCCTTATTTTATGCTCCCAAATGTACGCCGCTATAAAGTCGCCAAACACGAAATCGCCGCTAACAATAGCGTTATACCTTTGCCCGTAATCTACCTTTAGTTCCTTTGCCAGCTTTGCCGCGTTCTTATATAGTGCTGGTATTCCCGTAATAGGTGGCTGGGGTGCAATATAGCGCGTAGGCATGGCGCGGTCGGTCTGTTCCTCTGCGTCCACGCCAACAGCCGGGGTTTTCTTCAACTTCGGAAGGTTGAAGCCCGTTAAGTCGAGCTGCGGAAGGTCTATACTTCCGAAATCCACCTTTTGCGCCTTTTTCTTTTCTTCGTTCTTTTTCATTTCTTCTTTTTTCTGCCAGCTTTTGAAAGAAAAAGGGCGGTTGCTTTGCGCCGCCGCCCTCTCCGCTTCGGCCGGCTGGGTTGCCGTCGCTCTTGCTATATGGACAAATTACAAGTCGCTAACTACGCCGCTAAACCACGTTTGCACAATCCATGAAAAGCCAGCGGAAACGGCTACAGCTGCTATTGCTCCTATCACGGTTGCCGCAAAGTCTAACACTTCGGGCGTTTCCTTTCCTGTAACCTTGTCGTAGGCTTCTTTTCCTGCTGCTGCAAGAATTGCCGCTACTGCGCCGATGATGTAGCCAAAGAAAAGGCTAACGACTGCCGCAATAGCAAAGCCAGCGAAAAAGTGCTTTTTCTTGTCCTGTGGAATGTTCATTATTGTGGGTGTTATTGAATTTTGGTGCAAAGTTAGCGGAATTTCGTATTATAGTAAGGCGAAATTCCGCTTAAACACTTCGTCAATACTTCACGCTGGCGGCTTAACGATCGCGTAATTTGCCTTTTTTATTCTGCTGAATACCAGCGTATTAACGGCAATGTATCAAATAAGCCCGATTAAATCGGCTTAATTTATACGCCCTTTACGTCAGTTGTTAAGTAATCCTTAACTACTGCCATAAACTCTTCCAACGTGCGGCAAACAACGTACTTATTTCCTGCACCCTCTGCGGCTTTCTGCCATTCCTTTTGGCTCTCACGCTGTTGGCTTGCTTTGTCTGTCGTTTTCATCTCAATACAAAGCGAGGCGTACCCCCTCGACGGCTTTAATAGTATCAAGTCCGCAACGCCAGCCGTTACGCCCTCTTTCTTCATCTGTGCCGCTTCGGGACTGTAGGTGTAAACTTTGCCGTTTCTTACGATTGTGCGGTGTGTCCGCTTTCCACCGTTTGGCACGGCAAACAAGAGGGGGGCAAACTTCGGGTATTGTAGCCTAAACCATGTAACGCAACTTTCCTGCAAACGGCTTTCTTCGTGTCGCTGGGGCTTGCGCCGCTGGGTGTCTGCCTTTTCCTCTTGTGCCTGTTTCCAAATGTCATCCCACTTCATCGGCTGGCTGGTTTTGGTTCGCTCTGCTTGGCTTCCTCTGCTGCTACTCGCTCGTTGGCGCGTTTCTCAATCTTCCGGGCGCGTTCTGCTTGTTTTAGCAATACGGTACGCTTGGCGGCATTGAATACCAACGAGCCTATTACTTCGCGCTGGCTGCTCGGCAGGGTGCTGGTCTTGTTGGCAATCTTCGGAAACTCTGCCATAATGAAGTCGGCGTTAAACTTTCCGCCCTCCATCAGATTAAGCAACGGCGATGCCTTTAACTTGTTGCCGTGTTCCTTTGCGGCTTTTGCGGCTTTGTTTCTCTCGGTTTCAAACTCGGCAATAATGCCGTTTAACTGCTGTGCAAACATCTGGTCTTTCGTGATGTCCGCGTCGAATGTTACGTTTGTCATTGTTCTTCTCGGTTTAATAGTTCGGTGTCAAACCCCGGAAAGGTGGGGTTTAGTCTTTTCCTTTCTTCTGCTGCTAACACAGCCTTAACGCGCTTAATCTCTGCGTCTATCTGCGCTTCGAGCCGCTTGCTTTCCTGTAAATATGCGTCTTTCTGCCTGTAGGCTGCTGACGGGGTGCGAAAGTACGCCTTTTGCGCTTCGCGCATCTGCGCTGTAAGTTCAAAGAATTGCTTTGCGTTCATAAGTTGCTTAATATCGGAATGTCGTAAACTGAATGACGGCAAATGTTAGCACAGTTTCGCTTGGCTTAATCTCCGTGCCGTCTTTGGTTAATTTTACCTTGCTTTCGTATTCGTCGAATACGGGGTTAAACCACGCCTTGAAATCTTCAAGCGATAAGCCGTCGTTCTTGGCTAATGTCGCTACGTCTATCGGTGTGCCTTCCACCTCTGCGAAGTAGTTGTATTGCGCGGCTTTGGCAAAAACGCCGTCTTCGCCCTCTACATAAACTTCGCTTTCGGTGTCCTTCGTCCTGCGCATAACAAGCCGCTGAACTTCCACCATTGACGCTGGTACGTCTAAAATAGTAACGGTTGGTACTCCCTTTTCGTAGGGCTTCCCCTGCCATTGCCTAATACTAAGAACTCCGCCGCGCTCCTTAACTTTTGCTATACGCTCTTTCCAATAATCGTAATTACATCGGCAGGTGTGCCGCTTTGTTCCTTTCTTTACCTTCTCTGCGAAGCCTGTAGGCTCTCCAGCTTTGGGGTGCTGTGGAAAGAAGGTTTTGCTTAACATTACGTTCATGCTTCAATCTCGAATTTTATTATTATTACTTTTGTTGTTCGCTTATTGGGGGTAATTTGACTTCTACCGTTACAATCGTGTCGTTATGCCAGCGTCCGTGACAAACTAACAATACTTCCAATAACTCGAACCCTAACACTTTGCCGAACCCTACACTATTCCAACCGAAGGAAATAGCCAAACCGTAGGGCTTAATTTTGGGTGCTATAAGTCGCTTTATTTCGTAAGGGAAATGTGTCGCGTCCCTGCTCATGAAGTCTGAACAGCCTATACCCTCGTAACACTCTTTTACCTGTGTTATGCTATATGGTGGGTCAAATAGAACGCCGTTAAATGTACCTTCAATCTCCCTACTGAACTGCTCGGCGTGGAGGTGGTATAACGTCGGCTTGTTTGGGTTCAAGTCGTTTGTTATCTCTGCTGGGCTGTTCTCTCCTGCAAACGGGTCTATCCACCCTAACCCATCCCCAACGTAGCGCGTTAGTAGTTCCTTTATTGGCGGTATTGTAAACGTGTCCTTTGAAGGCATCGCCCATTCTCTTGTAATTCGTAATGTCATAAATCCGTTAATGCTCTTAGGTGCTTCAGCAATCGGGCGGCTGGCAAAATCTTCTTAAAGCTCTTAACGGTGTGCCAAAACAAGAAGCCGCGAACCTGTACCAAATAACGCTTAATCGTTATTACGTCGCTGCTGTTGTAGGAAGGAAACGGGAAGCCGTCGTTATAAACGTCGGCTTCCTGTGCTTCTTCCTTTACTACTCTGTACTTCTCCATAGCTTCTACCCGTTAAAATGGTAAATCGTCGGCGTTACCTTCTCCCTCGCTGGCGGCTGGTGCGCTGCTTACGTTGGTGTTGGTGGTCGCTGGCTCTGCTGGTGCTTCCTGCTGGGTGCCAGCATTTTGTTCGCGCTTGCCGCCCGGCAATAGCTGAACCTCACGGGCGAGGCAGTTTACGCCTACCTGCCAATTACCAGCGTTGTCCTTGTAAGCCTTTACGCTAAGGTCGCCACGAACGAAAACGGGCGTTCCTTTCTTTAGGTACTGCGCTACTGCGCTTTCTCCGGGCTTAAGAACGCTTACCCATGTCGTGCGCTCTGTCTCTACGCCCTGCTGGTTCTTAAACTTCTCGCTGTGTGCGACGTTGAAGGCAATGTACTTTTTGCCGTTGAAGTCCTTTACTTGGGCATCGTTGCCGATGTTGCCAATAATTTCTACTTGTAGCATAATTTTTTGTTTTTAGTTGTTTATAAATCGAAATTTAATACTAACTGCCTTGTCGGTTCTTTATAGTGTGGATGCACCTGTAGATATGCCCTTCGCAATTCGGCTGCTATCTCTTTGCGCTTCTGCTGGCTCACGTTATTGCGGTCACTCTTGGAATTAACCCTTAAGGCTTCTTCCAAACTGCCGCCTATCTTCTTATCTTCAAGAAAAATACTATATTCCGTAAACACTCGGTTTGAGTGTGCTGCGTCTTTGGCTTCGTCTTCTGTTTGGAAACGCGCTATAACGGTGTTCTGCATCTTCTGTAACGTGGTGGCTGTCCTGTGATGCCAACCCGTATTAGGCTGGTTCTCGAAAATTACCGATATGGCTTCTTTCTTGCGAACCTTGCCTAACTTCGCCCAGCCATAGAATACCCTTAAATTACTTTCCTTCACCATGCTGTAGTTCTTGAACATTTGTCTTTATTTCTTCCTCAATCTCGGCGGCTTTCGCCTTGTATGCTGAAATCTTGGCTTTGAATTTGTTTGCTATCTCGTCTTCCTTCTCGTCAAAGAACAAACTACCTTGCTGGCGTTCCACGTATTCGCGTAGTTTGTTGGTTGCAATGGTGGCATTTGCCTTTGCCGATGTAAGTTTGCTAATAAGCGAACCGAACCCGTAACTTAACCCCGTCTTCCTGTCGTAGAACGACAAAACATGGTTAATACCGTCCTTCGGGTTCAAGCATAGTAACCTTGCGGCTCTCCAATCTATAATCCAATGCCAACGCCAAAACGTAGCGCGTGGAATATCGTAACGGTATAGTTCTTCGTTTGTGCGCCTGTTGCGTAGGCTGACAATAACGTAGGGTTCTACGCCCTGTTCGCGCTCTGCCTTGTCGTAGGCTTTTGCGAGTGCCATCCAATCGCTTACGCTTTCCTGTTTGCTTGCCATATAGCCTGTTGTTTTATTGTTGTTTACACTGCGGTTTCTTGCTGTATTCGACGTAGCATTTTAGCATGTTGCAAAACCGCCCATTTACTCCGTTGTGCGCCTTCGTGCAAGCGGCGCAAATCTTGTTAGTGTTGTTCGTCATGGTGCAAGTTTTTTGCTTAGCATCGTTGCAACCTTTTCGGCTGCTTTTCTGAACTCCCTGTTATACTTGTATTCCGTATCGTAGTGGCGAAGGTAGTAGCTAATACTGCTTTCGTCGTGCTTAATCTCGATCGCTATCTGCTGCGTATTGTCGCCGTCCTTTTTGCAATGGTGCGCGTAAATCATTCGGGCGTAAACGTGCCAGCGGTTTCTGCTGTCGGTGGCTATAATGCGGAAGGGTACGCCCATAGCCGCTTCTATTGCTTCCTTGATGTCTCGGTGCTGGGGTTCTACTTCGTAATGAATAGGCAGGCGTAAACCTTTGGCTATTTTGTGTTCAAGTGTCGCGCCTTCGCTACGCTCCCAATTTGCAAGCATGAAGACTGCGCTACACTTTATAAGCTCCCGAATATCCGCCTTTAGGTGTGTCCGCCATATTTCCTCTTTGCTGTGCCGCTTCGGGTCTAACTCTTCCGGGTGTTCCGCCTGTAGCTTGGCTGCAATCTGCAAAGGGTTTACCACTTCGTAGCCTTTCGCCTTTAGGTCGGCTTCGGCTGCGTTGAACAGGGGTTCGTATTCCTTCGGGCTTAACCCTGTCATCATGCCCGAAATATAAACTTTGTATTTTTCCATTTGCTATCTGTAGCTTTTATTGTCAAAACTTAAAAAATCGAACATCTCCCTAAATCTGTCTGCTATTCTCACGCCGTAACGCGGTAGTATATCTTCGTCGCTAAGGTTGGAAGTAATAACGGTGTATAGAAGTCTGTCGTAGCGGCTGTAGAGTATTTCCACTAACGGGCTAACCTCGTTGCCCCAAACTTTTACGCTGGCTGGCTCTGTGCCTACGTCGTCAATGTGTAAAAGCTCCGTAGTCTTGAAAATCTGCATACGCTGCTGGTTGTCTTCCTTCGCTACGGCTGCAAGCTCCAAAGCTGAAACGCAATAAACGCCCTTCCTGTCTTCGTACCTGTCTTCGTTGCCGTACAGCATACCTATAAGCTGCCTTGCTGCGCTCGCCATCGTGCTTTTGCCGTTTCCGGGTGCGCCGTATAGGAATAAGCCCGGCTTCCAGCTTCCGCCTACTAACCACTTCGCTACTTTGGCTACGTGCTGGTTGGTCGCTTCGTCGTCTTGGAAGACGCGCCCCCTGCGTTCTACTTCCGCCTTGTAGCAAAGCTTAAGCATTTCGGGTACGTCCGCCGCGTAGTGGTTCGCGTCAATGCTAAAGCGTCGTGTGACGGGTCGCCTTTGCTGGAGTATCGCTCCGAACCTCTGCAAATCCACCCTTCGGGGCTGCTGCTGTTCCTGTTCCCTTTTCGTTTCCATCGTTACTTCTATTTATTCCTGTACGTTCCCAATACCTAACGGCTGCTTTCCAATCCTTAAGCGGCTTTCCCTGCTTACCCTGTACCCAGCCGTTAGCTTCGTAGAAGTCAAAGAAGGCTATAGGGTCTATTTTGTTCCCTCGCTCTTTCGCGTACTCCATAACGGCTTCAAGCGTCGGCGGTTGAAAGGCTGGTTTCCCTTTCCCCTTAACCTCTTTTTCTTCACTACTATTTATATTATTTTCATTTGCATTTTCATATTCAGTGTTTTGTAATGCGTTTGTATCGCTGTTTGTATTTGATTTTGTATTTGATTTTGTATTTGATTTTGTATATACAAAAGCGTCGCCGCTTTCCGCGTCTTCGCTTTCGCTCCAACGCTTATTAACTGATTTTCTGCGTGTTTCGCTTATCGCGCCGTCTCTTACCATGCGCGGCTGGCAAAGGGTGTCGCCTTCAAGCCGAATAACGCCGTAGTAGTCAAGTTCAAGAAGTGCTAATAGTATTGCGTCCGCCTTGAATGGCATTTGTTTCGCTAAGTTCTCGGCAAACTGCAAATACAAATTTTCTTTGCTCTGCGTTTTTTGTATAGGGTTTTGTATGGTATTTGTATTACCTTTTGTATATACAAAACTTTGGCGTAGCTGTAGCTTCCCGTATTCCCTTTCCCTGTGTAGTATGCACATAAGGAAAATATAAACGCCTACGGCTGACGGGCTGCACATCCTTAGCTTTTCGTCGCTGGTAAAGTCCTTAACGTAAAGCGGTATATAGGGCTGGTCTCGTAATGCCATAATCTTGTTGTTATTATGCCGCTGGGCTTGCTGGGTAGCCTTGCCCAGCGGCTGGTTTTTAATTCTGTTCGTCTCTCTTGATGTATTCGTCGCTAAAAGCGCGTGGCACTATCTCGCTAATCGGGTATGGTTGCGCGGCTACGGTAGAAGTCTTTAATATCCTGTCGCCGCGCTCCTTCATCCTCTGCTCTGCAACAGCCAAACGCTGCCTTACGATGTCGTTCACTTCCTTCACGTCGTTAGCCTGTAGGATATACTTAAACGTGTCCTTTGCTGGCTTCTCTTCGCTGTGTACGTCGTCAATATAGATTATTTCCACCTGTGCCTTATAGAACGGTACTACTTCCCTAAGCTCGTCTTCGTCCGTTTCCTTGTTTGGGCGTAAGTAGGAGTATTCTCCTAAAGACTTCAAACCTTTAACGGTGTTCTGTCCGCTTGAGAAAAGTTCCAAATAGTCTTCTATAATGGCGTATGCCTGTCCGATGCTGGTGGCGTGAAGTAAATACTTCTTCGTTCCTGCTGGGAAATTGCTAACGCTGGCTTCGCACAAACAAGCCGCATAGAAGTCATGAACAATGCCGGGTCTTGCCTGTGTCGTTACCTCTACGTCCTTTAAGTCGCCTGTTTGGAAAAAAAAGTTAAGTTCGCTAACCTTGTCGGGCGTTAGTAGTGTTCCACGTTGCATTATTACCTCGTTTCGCTCGATACTGACTATTTCGCCCGTGTCTTCGTCTATAAAATCTTCCGTCCATGTGTGCAAAGCATTTGAAGCGAGGTATTTGTCGGCAATCTTGTTCAAGTCTTTGCTTCTAAACTTTCGTTCTGTTAGACGGGTTTCTATTTCCTTTTGTGCCATACGCCCTGTTACCAATTCGTTACCAAAATTTCTTCGTAAAGCCGCGTGAACGTTTTAGCCGCGTACCGCGCTAACGTGGACGTGTGATAGCAAAGGCGAGAACCGATATTCGTATTCGTCATCGAGGGGGTGTTACACGCATCCGCAGACGCAAGCCCGGCATTTCCCTTCCCTCGTTTATCGGGTTTAACCCAAAACCAAACCGTATATTTGTATTGATTCATATCGTTCCAATCGGGCTTCCAGCCTTCGTTCAACGCTTCTACAATCGTTTCAAGTTGCCGCCTTGCTATTTCGTCCTGTCTGAACCCTGCCGCCTTAAGTTGCTGTTCGTCCATCGGCTGAATACCCAGCACTTCGCAAGCGTCGGCGTAACTCTTTACTTTCATTGTAATGTCCGTTACTTCTACCTCTTTCGTGAAGTAGTCGAAAATGTTGCCTTCGTCTTCCGTCTCGTCTTTAACATAGTCGCTGGCTTCTTCTACGGTGTCGAAACGCTTTACAAACTTTTCGTCGCCGTCTTCTTTCTTGTATAAATCAATTTTTTTCATCTTAAAATGGTGTTTTGTTAAAATTTAGTTTCAATCCGGGAACGGCTGCGCTTACAGTTTTACCTGTTGCCTTTGCAATACCTTCGCGGAAGGCTGGTGCGTTGCCGTTGTCTCTGCTGGTATGAATAAGCACAATGTTATAAACCTTGCTTAAGTCGTTCGCCTGTAGCGTCTCTAAGCATGTCGTATAGCTGAGGTGGCTTTCTCGTACCCTTCTGTAACGCGCCGCGTCAATCTTCCCGGCTATAAGGTTGGCTTCTAACTTCTCTTGGCTATAGTTGCATTCTATAAGTATATTGCTTAGTCCTGCAAACCTATTCTTCAAGTAGTAGGTATCTGTAGCAAACAGGATGCCGCCTGTCTCTTCGTGCCAAATATAGAAGCCTACAGGCTCGTTAGCGTCATGTTCCGTAGGGAATGGTATAACGGTAAAACCGCCAATCTGCAGACGCTGGTAGCCGCTTTCCCTGCTCCCTTCAAAGGCTACGGGCTGGTAGTCTGTCCTGTTGAACTTCTGCGCCCCTGCTATCGTTCCCTTGCTGGCGAAGACGGGTAAGCCGTAGCCTAACACTTCGCCGATGTGTCCTGCGTGGTCGCCGTGTTCGTGGGTAACTAATACGCCCTGCACCTTGCTAACGTCGTAGTCCAAAGCTGGCAAAACCTTCTTAAAGCTTATACCTGCTTCAAGCAGTAGGGCTTCGCCTACGTTCTGAATGACGTAGGCGTTACCCTCTGAACTTGAACCTATAACTTGAAGCGTCATAACCTTGTCAATTAGAAGCCGGGGATATTAGCGTTCTTTGGTTCTGCCGCTGCCTTAGTAGCCGCGCGTCCTGTCTTCGGTGCTGGTGCTTCCTGTGCTGGTTGCTCCGCGCCTATAACTCCGCCTTTGTTGGCTTCGTCGTGTATCTCTTCGGCTACGGCATCAACTATACGGCTGGAGTCTTCGTCTGCGTCGCCAAAGTCGCAGCCTGTAAGGTATTCGTACAGGGCTTTTT